ATATCATTTTCATTATAAATATTTTTATAATATTCATATAATATAAAACGTAATGATGTTCCCATACATTTTTCTATATGAAAAAAACAAACATCTGGTTTAAAATTTTCAATCTCAATATATTTTATTTTTTTTTCGTTTTCAATGTTAATTTTTTTATTAAATAAATTAATTAATTTAGTATTTATATCACAATATTTTTTGTTAATTTTAACAAAATGTTTAAGTTTATAAATATTATTTTTAGATTCCAAGTTAAATTTTGATATTAAATTATTAATAATATCATTAAAATTTTTTACTAATTCTTCATATTTTATTAATATAACATTGTCAGTTAAATTATTTAAAAATTCATTTATTATATCATTTCTTTTTTTTATGTTTTTTTTAAAATATTTGTTATTTTTACATCTAACTAATAAGAAAGCATGACTAATTAAATAAATTATTTTTGTATGTTCATTTAATATTTCATCTACAATATTAACATTAAAATTATTTAATAATTCTTTTTTAAATATTTCTGCATTAACAAAATTTTGACTTTTAATTACAATATCTGTTATCATTATAAAAATATATATTTTATTATATATATCTAACGTACATTTATGAATATTTTTATATTTCATAGAGATTTAAGATTAATAGATAATACAACCTTAATTGAACAAATTTTTAATGAAGGTTCTGTTATTCCTATATTTATATTCACACCAGAGCAAATTAATTCAAATAAAAACGAATATTTTAGTAATGCGTCTGTACAATTTATGATTGAATCATTACATGAATTATCTGATGATATAAAAGATAAAAAGGGTAAATTTTATTTTTTTAGTGGTGATAATTTAAAAGTATTAAAAAAAATACATAAAGAAATTAATATTAATTCAGTTGGCTATAATATTGATTATACACCTTATGCAAAAAAGCGTGATGCTGAAATAAGAAACTGGTGTAAAACTAAAAATATTAAAATTTATGAAAAAGAAGATTATGTATTATATGATATTTTAGAAGGTCAAACATTAAAAAAAGATTCAACACCATATCAAGTTTTTACACCATTTAAAAATTTTTGTTATGAAAATTTACATGTAAGAGAAGTTAATAAATTTAAAAAATTTAAATTTATGAAAAATTCAGAACTTGAAAAAAATAAATATTATTTAAATGAAAAAGAAATTGATAATTTTTATGTTGATAATCCTGAAATAAATGTTCATGGTGGAAGATCTAATGGATTAAAAATATTAAATAATATTAGTGATTTTAAAGATTATCAAAAAAAAAGAGATTTTTTAACATATAAAACAACATTCTTAGGAGCACATAATCACTTTACAACTATATCAATTAGAGAAGTATATTATAAATTTTTAGATAAATTAGGTAAATCAAGTGGATTAATAACAGAACTACATTGGCGAGATTTTTATATAAATATATCCCATTACTTTCCCCATATATTAAATGGTCAAATAGGAAAAAAAAATAAATCATTTAGAGAAAAGTATGATGATGTTAAATGGTCAAATAATAAAATAAAATGGGAAAAATTTACAAAGGGAGAAACAGGATTCCCAATAATTGATGCTGGAATAAGACAATTATTAAAAAAAAATTTTGTTCATAATCGTGTTAGAATGATTCATGGTAATTTTGTAACAAAAGATTTACATATTGATTGGAGAGAAGGTGAAAAATTTTATAGTAATAATTTAGTTGATTATGATGCAATGGTTAATAATAATTCTTGGCAATGGTGTGCAGGTAGTGGTACGGATGCACAGCCATATTTTAGAATTTTTAATCCATGGACACAATTAAAAACATATGATCCAGAATTAAAATATGTTAGAGAATATATTCCTGAATTAAAAGATGTTCCAGATAAAGATATATTAAATTGGTGGAAACCAGAGATACATGAAAAATGGTTAAAAGAAGGTATCCAATATTTTAAACCAATATTAGATCATTCAGAAGAAGCAAAAAATGCAATAAAAATTTATAAAGAAGCATTATAATTTAGTAGTATAGTTAAACAAAAAAAATTTATAGATTTAATAAAAAGTAAAGAATAGCATTGTTTAGAATGTGGTTTTAGCATTGTATAAAAAAATAATTATCTAAAATAATATAATGAATATTTGTAAATATGATATTTATTTTATAATACTATTATGTTTTATAATTTATTTATATTTGAATCAAAATAAAAATGAAGGATTTCAATCAACATCATCAGGTTATCAAGCTGATATTGAAGCAATTAGAAATTTATCAAGTATTGCTACTCAATTAACAACTAATAATAGTTTAACTGTACCAGGAGATTTAAAAGTTACTAATAATCTTATTGTTAAAAGTGGTAATGAAGCAAGACAAATATTACTGGGTGAAGGGGAAATCAAATTTAGAGGTGATAGTAAAGCACATTATTCTATTACTAATAAAGATGGATATTTTAAAATAAGTAATACATCTAATAACTCAATTCTTAATAATGGTTTAGTAAATGATAGTTTAGTAATTGATACATCAGGTAGTTTAACATCTAACCGTATAAATAATAAAGAAAATAATGCACGATATATACGTATTGGTAATAAAATTGATTCTAAATTAAGACAAAATTTTTGGACAATTATTGAGGTACGTGTTTATTCACATAGTGGTGAAAATATTGCTTTAAAAAAACCAGTTACTCTTATTGAAGGTAAAACATTGTACGGTACACCCTCCAATATTACTGAAGGTGAAATATTTACTTATTTTGAACCATCACCAGTTTCGTCGTATAATTCACTTGCTGATAACTGGAATTTAGGTTTTCATGGTGATGTTGGAATAAATGTATTACAAATTGATTTAGGTGCTGAATATAATATTTCACAAATTGAAGTATTTAATAGATGGCATGCAGATATTGATTGGCGTGCAAATGGAACAACAATTGAATTGATTGATTCAAATAATATTGTTAATAAAATTATATATACTGGTATATGGCATAGACAATATTCAAAAACCTTTTTACTTTAAATAAATTAACTAAAATTCTAAAAGATTTTTTAGTATTAAATAACTTCATATTCTAGATTAATATTATTAACAACTTGTGTTTTATCATCTCTTGTAAATAATTCAAAACCAGCTTTTAATGTAATTAAACCATCATTCCAACCACTTGCACATTTTAATGTATTAATTACCGCTTCAGTTCCAAAAAATTGGTGACTTGCAACAGGATCATTTAAGATACCATGTCCTAATGTTACACATTCTGTATCATTAATATTAATTGTATTGGGTCTTTCTCCATTAACTTTTTCTAGAATTAATGAATACATATAATCAGAATCAACTATTTCAGTTGAATAATAATCTACTGGAAATACAAATTTTTCATTTAATATCATAGGATGATATTTGGTTATTAATAGATTTTTATTAGTTCTACAATATTGCATTTTATTGTTAAACGTTTTTGTTCTTACTACACATTCAACTATACCAGAATTAGTTAAATCACCTTTTTTAATTGTTGATATTTTTTTATAATTTGATTCTGTCATTAAAACATAAGAATCACCATGAAAACAAGCTCCTGATCTATCATAAAATGTTGACATTGAAACCGGAGTAGCATATGCAACTGGTGTAGTATATCCCCTATAAACTGGTGTTTCAGGAACAGGTGGTGGTATAGATATAAAAATATCTTCACATTTTGTTTGTAATTTTTTAAATAATTCCCCTCCATAAAATTGTACACCAAAATCTTTAAAATTATTACATTCTTCTAATTGATAAGCACATGCTAAAGATGGTAAATATTTTTCACCCCATTTTTTATATGCATCTGGTGTGCTTATTGCTTCTAATACTTGACCATTAAAATCTTGTATTAATCCATTAATTTGTTTATTAAAATTTTTATTTTCCATATTTTTAATAAACTCTTTTACTAATATTAATGATTCATTATCGGGTCTTAATTCTGATAATAATTCAACACCTTTTAATCTAAAAATATTTTGTAATACTTTAGTTTCATCAATATTATCATTAACAAATTGATAATCACTTGTAATATTTGTATTAATATTAGTTGATATTAATTTAATATCATCATTATTGATAATTGTATCAATTGGTGTTTCTATTATAAAATGTCTTGGTTGACCAAAATTAACTTCTCCAATTATAATTTTAACACCCCAAGATGTTTTTTGAATATTATAATTACCTAACACATTATAATCTTTTATTGGAATCATTATTGATAGTTCTGTATTATTATAAGCAGTACACATTGTATTTGCTAAACTATTAACAATAACTGTTCCAACAAAATTACTATCAGGAATAAAACCAAATGATCCTTGACTTACAGTTGATAAATTTTTTAATACATTAACTTCTACACCATATCCAAATCCAAATGTATTTATTCTTGGACAAGTTACTGAAGCATCTTCAACATCCTTTTTAAATTGTAAATATGTTCCTCTTGGAGGTTCTATATTTGGTACACCATCTGATAATAACATAATTGTAGAATTTAAATTATTGTTTGGAAATTGTTGTATTAAATCATATGCTTTTTTAATACCATCATATATATTTGTCATGCCATTTGCTCTGATTGAATTTAATGCTTTTAAAGCTTTATCTTTACCTTCAGTTGTCATCTTTGTTAAATTTAATACAATAATTGCATCATTACTATATGTAATGATTGCTAATTCATCATTAGAATCTTGAACATTAACAATAGTTTTTGCTGTGTGTTTAACTATGTCTAATACAGATAAATTTGTCTTTTCTGTTGCAGTTGGATTATCAGCAGATGCACACATTGATCCTGATACGTCTATTACAATAATTGTTCTATTATTTACTTTTTGTTGTTTTACATTTTCAGGTATAGAAACCGTAAAACAATAATACTTTTTATTGTTATAATTAATACTTTGTTTACCACATAACATACATATTTAGTTTAGTGTAAAAGCTAATTATTTTCAATTTTTTTAATAATTAACTTTATCCTTTTTTTAATAATTAACTTTATCTTTTTTTATAGTCCATTCATTAAATCCATTTTTTGCATAATCAGAACATTCTTTTAAGTGTATCATTTTAATTGAACGTTCATTAATATCTTTTTTTAAATCATCATATATATATGCATCATCAAATCCAACATTATTAGCATCTATTTTTGTGTTTCCATAATAAACAGTTGGAATTCTAGCCCAATAAATAGCAGAAAGACACATTGGACATGGTTCACAACTTGTATAAAGAGTACAATTATCTAGTTTGAAATCATTTAATGTATAACAAGCATTACGAATTGCAACAATTTCAGCATGCAATGTTGGATCATTTTCTAATACAACCATATTATGACCTTTACCAACAATTTTATTGGTGTTATTTTCTATAATAATTGCACCAAATGGTCCACCACCAAGTTTTACAGATAAACTAGATAAATCACATGCTTCTTCCATATGTTTTATATGATTCATTTTTTTATATAATATTTACTAGATTTATTTTGATAACATTGCGTTTAGTGATATTGTTATTGAATTTTGTCATCTTATTATTGAATTTTGTCATCTTATTGTTGAATTTTGTTATTTTAATTATTAATATTATATTGTGAGAATTTATTTAATAATTGGGTTGTTGCATTTTTAATTAAATTTGTTTTAGATTTTAAATCATCATTAATAGTTTTTAGTTTATTTATATCTTCATTATTATTTAATGCTATTGAAACACCATGATTACATAATATTGCCCAATCATCAATAGTTTTTACTGCATTACTAATAATTTCTTTATCATCTTCATCTAGCTGAGCATTATGTAAATTATTATTGGGTGTTACGAAATTACCAATATAATTCATTGCACAATTAACTTCAGACATAACATTTTCTAATACAATTCTAGTTTCTTCTGCTGACTTTGGTATTTTTATTGTTGTTGTTGCAAGTATTGTTTCCTTAAATTGACCAAATACATTTGATAAATTAACTATTTTTTTTAATGCATCTAAAACTGAATTTAAAAAATTAGAATCATTTATAATGTTTACATTTTGTAATCTTACAATAAAACTATTAAATAAAGCAGATAAATCATCAGCAGCTTTTCCAAAATCATTAAAACCATCAATATCAATATCTAAATTCATTTGTTTAGTTTCATTTGCTATTTTAGATGCAGCAATAAATAATTCGGAATAATCATCTATAGAACCTTTTCCATGAAAATTTTCACATTTAATTAATGCAGCATAACTCTTAATTTCATCTAAAACTGGATTGTTATTATCATATATTTCTATAGTTTGTTTAAAATCTTCTGTTATTACTACATTATTTGATAAATCTGTTGTATTAAATGTTGTATGAACAACAATATTATTACCGCTATTATTTATTTCATTAGTTATAATAAATTCATCATCACTGTCATTATCACTATTTTCATTTGTGTTCATATTATTTCCATTAGAATTTCCATTAGAATTTCCATTTGTTGTGGTATTATTCCCATTTGTTGTGGTATTATTCCCATTTGTTGTGGTATTATTCCCATTTGTTGTGGTATTATTCCCATTTGTTGTGGTATTATTCCCATTTGTATTATGTTCATTTGTATCATGTTCATTATTATTTCCATTTGTATTTCCATTTGTATTGCCGTTACTTGACATTACTGTATTATAATATTATACAAAATATTTTTTTTAAAATTTTTATATATTTTTTTTAAAATTAAATCTTTTATTTTGTATTTTTATTTAATGAAAAATAAAACTTTAGGTTTACTAGGTTATTTATTTTTAATTTTTAGTATAAATTTAGAAATTTTTGAAACTAATGAACAATTAATAAATAATTTTATAGAATTTATAGGTTATTCATTTATTTTATATAATTTATATAATGATAAAAAAGGAAAAGAGACTAATAAAAAAGAGAATAATATTGAAATTGGACATCTAATTTTATTTGTTTATTATTTCTACTATTTATTTTTATCTGATAATAATTTTGATATTGTTAATTTATTAACATTATTTGCTCATTTTATTTTAATTAAAAATTACAATAATAAAATGATTAAAATAGGTTATATATTGAGTTTTATTTATTATTTAATAAAAATTCCAAATTATTTAAATAATACCAATTATATATTAACAATAAAACTTTTTGCATATAGCTTACTTGCATTATACTATATAAATAAAAGCGTTTTAAAAATTTTTTAATATTTTATAATATTAATGTCAATAGAAAAATTTGAACATGGGTCTTTTTATTCAATTTTTCCAAATAAAATGAAAGATTATAATGGAAATTGTCCTTATACCGATATTGATTATAATGATATAAGCCATGAAAAAATAATATCAGACTTACCTAATAAATTAAGATTTTTTGATGAAATGTTTGGATATAAATTTTCACATAAAAATAATTTAAATGATATCATTAAATTTTTAGGTAAAAATAAAAAGGAGGAATTAGAAAAAAATATTTTTAATTATTATCTTTGTAATGGATCTTTTGAATGGATGGATGGAAGATTATTATTTTATTTTATATCATTATTTAAACCAAATAAAATTATAGAAATAGGTAGTGGTGATTCAACATTATTGATGCATAATACAATAAAAAAATTAAATTTAAATACTAAAATTATTTGTATTGATAAAAATCCACACCCAATAATAAAAAAATTGTACAATGAGAATCATATTTTATTGATTGAAGAAGATTTAGTTAATATTGATTTAAAAATCTTTGAATCATTAAATAAAAATGATATACTTTTTATAGATTCATCTCATACAGTTAAAATGAATAGTGATGTAATATTTTATTTTAGTAAAATATTTCCTATTTTAAAACCTGGTGTAAATATACAAATTCATGATATATTTTTACCTTATGAATATCCTTTAGGATGGATTAACGAAGGAATATTTTGGAATGAACAATATCTATTATATATATTTTTGCAAAATACTCAAAAATTTAAAATTTTATTTTCAAATAATTATGCACATTATAAATATAAAAAAACCCTATTTGAAATACAGAAATCTTACTATGAAAATAAAGTTATTAAAGATAGACATAATAACAATGACCCTTTCGCAGGTGGATCTATATGGTTACGTGTTATTTAATAATAGTTATACATATAATTATTTTTTAGGTATTTACTTTCTTTGGTACATTATTTACTTTCTTTGGTACTGTATTTACTTTCTTTGGTACTGTATTTACTTTCTTTGGTACTGTATTTACTTTCTTTGGTACTGTATTTACTTTCTTTGGTACTGTATTTACTTTCTTTGGTACATTATTTACTTTCTTTGGTACATTATTTACTTTCTTTGGTACTGTATTTACTTTCTTTGGTACATTATTTACTTTCTTTGGTACTGTATTTACTTTCTTTGGTACTGTATTTACTTTCTTTGGTACTGTATTTACTTTCTTTGGTACTGTATTTACTTTCTTTAGTACATTATTTACTTTCTTTGGTACATTATTTACTTTCTTTGGTACATTATTATT